TTACACTGGTATCAAATGTAGCAGAAGCACCATTAACTGCTGATTCATCCCAAACATCTGTTTCTTTACCAAATTGAAATGTATTGAAAAATATTGTTTCCTGTGTTTGAACTTTGAGACGACCTTTAGTGTCTATGCTGGAAATAACACCTGATCCTTCACCTGACCCCACTAGGTTAACATTGGCACGAAGAACAGGTTCTCCAACGGCATTATATTCCATAGCCTTATGGACGTTTAGGAGGTTGCTCTCCTGAGGATGAACGTAGTTAGAGCCTGTGTTTAGATAACGATCGACTGGCATTAAAATTAATCAGCATCTAATATAGTTACAGTGCTGGCACCAGAAGAACACAATACAGCAACATGTGTTCCTGTGGTCATATTAAAATCCAAATAACTGTTTGCAGGTAAAACAAGACTACTTGTTGTTGCTACTACTGTGCTTGTTCCAAATGCCATAAAATGTGGTGTAGCACCTACAAGCACAGTGATTCTTCTTGCTGTTACAGCAGTTACAGAACTGGCAGCGCCAGTTGCTAAAGTTGTAAATTTTGCTGTTCCTGTGTTGGTATATGGTGTTAAATATCTACTCATGATTTATCCTTTATCTTCTGCCTGATATCCCGGAAATAGGCTCACTGTATTTGATCTCATATCAGCAGGATTCTTAGGACCATTCCATCCTCCCCCTGCATCTACTGTTACACTGTCAATGCTGGCTATTTTTTCTGCAGGACTGTTGTTGTACATTTGTTCGTGTTCTTGACTTAGCAGATCAAAGATATGTTTAAAACGATTAGAGTCAACACCCGTAACAATAGGATCATCACTTGTAGAACTATTTCCACAATCAATTTGATCTATAAGATCTAAAACTCCTCTAATTATATCGGTTGCTCTCATGATTAGTTATTTACCGTTAAAACAATCGCTCAATGCTGATAAAATTCTTTAGGTAACTTGGACCAATCATCAGGGTGATTCTGTAAAAACGATTGTTTGTAATATCGTTTACTATATACTGACTACCGTCACCGGCATTTGGAAAATGATATCCAAACCAGGATCCGCTGGGAGTTGTGTTATATGTGACAGCACTGGTTGTTGCGTTGCCGCCCACACCATTCACATAACCAAATGTGGCACTAATGTGAGCCTGAAATGAGCCTGAGACAGCAGCAACGCTTAATCCTCTGTTACCTGATGTTGTCACCGTGGCTTTAATATTGTCTAATGTTACAAACTGTCCAGCATCCACATAGCCGGACATTGATTTAATGTCTGACACTGTTGGAGTAATATCAATCATGTTCCCTGTGGGCGCCGATGTTAGTGTTCCTGAATGTGTCCAACTGCTTGAAGTATCTGTAGATAAAGTATAATGACTTCCATTACTCCAAGTAGCAAATAATCCAAATATAGTATAACTGGTTAGTGAATTTTGGACCACTTTTATCACAGATGGAGCAAAACTATTGCTACCTAATGCTGTATTTCTACTAGCAGATCCGTCACCGTAAAATCCATTTTTATTTGATTGGCCATTTGAAGTTTTAAAATATAACTCTGTAACTTGATTCTGGTAGGACTCTGTGTTGTATCCATTGTGAGCAACTATTCTCATATAAAGCGTAGTCCCCTCATTAACTGTAGTCCAAGTTCCTAAATTTACCCAGGACGAATTATTCCCTGTTTGTGGAATACTAAAACTTGTAGAACCTCCTGAATCGCCCTTGGGCCCAGTTAATCCTGTATCTCCCTTAGGTCCCTGTGCTCCAGTATCACCTTTCAATCCCTGTAATCCTTGAGGACCTACGTCACCTTTATCACCTTTAGGTCCCTGTGCTCCAGTATCACCTTTAGGTCCTTGTGCGCCAGTGTCACCTTTGGGGCCCTGTAGGCCATTAACTCCAGGTTCGCCTTTTTCTCCCTGAGGTCCAGGTTCACCCTTTTCTCCCTGAGGTCCAGGTTCACCCTTTTCTCCCTGAGGTCCTTGATCTCCCTGTGGACCAGTTTGTCCGGGCGTGATTTGTTGATCTGCTAAGTGATGTCTTAGAAAATAATCTCTTGCATATATTATTGATTCATCACTCATTCGTACAATCTCCAAGTTGATCCATTCCAAAATAGTCCTAAACTATCGCCATTTACATTCACTACAGTGTTAGCGGCTGAACCCATTATTGTGTTACCGTTTCTGTTTATCGTAAGGTTATTGCTACTAAAACTACCTCCTGCATCAGCAAAGAACACCGCATCTCCTATGCTTGGGCTCGGCGGCAAATCAACAGTCACCGCTGTAGCAGTAGTGCTCACTCCATATCTTGTGTTAACTGTGGCAGTAAAAGAGGCAGCGACTACATTAAATTTAGGTTCTGCTGAGACAACATAGGCTGTAGTTTGTACGGTTGAATCTGGAAATACAATATTTCCGCTGTTGTTGAAGGTCCAAATTTTAGCATTAGTACCAGTGCTGGCAATGACTTCAATATTGCTTCCATTACCCTTGATTTTTATCTTAGTATGTTGTCCTGCTTCTAACCATAAATTTCCTTGATTAGCCGCTGCTGCTCTTGCCTTTAATTTTAAAGTCCAGTCAGACGAACAAGTTATAATATGATTACCGCTGCTTACATTAAAAAAATCGACTACACCGCTATCATCTTCAAATTGATTACCGTTTAATAATACCCTGCCTAGTGTGTCAATGTCTCCTCCAAACTTACCACCGCTGGACACCACGAGCCATCCAGGATAATCTGTGTTTAATCCGCCGTTGTTATTAGGCAATGTACTACCCACAAACAAACTACCTTCTAATTGAACGCTCATTGTACCAGCACCATTGGCACCAAATGTAAACAATGCGTTAGATACTGTATTTGTCGATCTATAAGCACCAGCTTTGTTTATGATGCCGGTGCCATCAGCACTGCCTGCGGTCCAATAATTTAGACCCGACCCTCCGTCAACACTAATACTACTGTTGTTTATATTGTAACCTTGAAAGGTTGGCATCTGCGTCAATGCCAGTACTGGTCCAGATCCCGAGTAACTATATACGCTGTTACCTTGTATTTGAAGTGTATTACCACCTAGTGTAATGTTTAAGGTTTTATTAGTGAATGTAGTTGTTGAATTTGGTGTAACTCCTCCGCCGACAATATTACCGTCTATTGTAACGTCGCCGGCTGGAGTTACACTTAATGCTTTATTACCAATATAAATTGTACTTGTACCCACATATAAATGGCGCCATTGATAACTGCTGTTACCAAGATCGTATACTAGATTACCGCTAGGAATTATTGATCCTTGTGGAGAGGTACCTAACCATTTTTCTCCATCATAGGTATAAATGATGTTATTGGTTCCGGTATATACTGTTCCAGTTGAAGGATTTGATGGGAAATCTAAAGGCATCTTTTTATCCTAATTTTTATATTTACCTTAATCAAGGCACCATCAAAACAGCCGTTTGATCTGTTCTTAGAGCGGCTGTATTTGATCCTCCATAAGGGTTTGCAAATTGAAAACGTTGTAGATTAGCAGTGGGTCTTGTAAAATTACCAGTATATATGCCCAATCCTTTTACTGCTCTTAGGTTAGTTATATAACCGTAAAAACAGTCATTAGTAGCAGCGGTTGTGCCTTGTTTGCCTATATAGACTGTGCCGCTGCTGCTGGTTATTGAATAAGCAAATGCATTACCTGAAGGATTTAAAACATTCCCATTATAATAACAATAAATTTGTCCACTTATTCTAACAATAGCCCAATGAATCCATTGCCTATAAAATAAACTATCAGATATACCACCCAGCGTAAAAGTATTAGATCCATTTTTGACTAATACATTGACTGTGCCTAGTCCTGTATCTTGAAAACTAAGACCAAGGTCTGTTGTGCCTGAAGTTTCATACCAAAAAATACCTGGAGTAGGTCTAGTATTATATTGAGCATAACTAAACCATTCTACAGTGAAATCTCCTGAGTCAAAGGCAAATCTGGTGGTTCCTGCGTATGTTCCAAAACTAGTAGTTTTGCCATTAAAATAATAACTACCACTACCATTTGTTACATACGGACTAGAACGACTGTTTCTAACTGCTGTATTCGAGGATTTAGTCATAGGATCGTGGAACGGTGTTGAATCAGATGATTCAACAACACCTGCTCTTACAGATAAGGTAGCCTTACCCGCAGTATCTACAAAAGTTTGATTGGCTCTTGCAAGTAGCAACATATCAGAATTTACATTAAGTCCTAAAGATAATTTTGGAACAACTATGGTAGCACTGTTGACGTCATAAAGGCTAGCACCAGGACTTAGGCTAAGGTTATATAGATTTCCTATTAGATTATTTGTAGTTCCTAGTCCTAGATTATTTCTCCAACTTCCTAATATGCTGAAAGCATAGGCATAATTTACAGGACTATAAATTTGCCCTGAAGGGCTTTGATATCCATTTACCCAAGCAGTTACATTGTTAGTAGCAGATTTAACAATTGCCACATGGTACCAATCATTTTGTTGCCAAGTTTGGCTGGGTATAGCACCGCTTGGTATGGTCATAGCAGCATTGGTAATTAGATAATTATTCAAATTAACACTGGTTGCCTGATGTATTACCACAGGTGCGCCCAAAAAGTTTATTCCTCCTAGAATAGCCTGTCCGTTTAAGTGAACTATGCCTTCATCAAATTGTGTATTTGTATGTTTTACCCAATATTCAATTGTCATCGGGCCGCTATAAATTCCTAATCCTGAAATATTCATAGACGACATTAAAGAGGTATCACCTGGATTCAGCGTAGATCCGGCATTTTTGCCAAATACTAAACTTTGACTTGTTGCTAAATTACCTCTATATCCTGCAATGGCTTCTGCACCAACCAGCACTGTTTGTGAAATACCAGCCATTAAACAATTCCTGTTCCGCTAATAAACCAAATATTATTTTCAACATTTAAAATTGTAATCATACCAGATGATAAAAGTTGTCTATTTCCCGTTTCATCAGCACCTGCTAGTATTAAGGTAACACCCGATCCTGTAGTAATATTAACTGTGCCTGCACCTTTTTGTATCACTGTCACAGCAGTTCCTATAGGAAAGTTAACGCTGGCATAACTAGGGATTACAATAGTTTGGCTGGTAGCGGTAACACAATAGATATGTTTTCCTTGATCGTTCAAAGTCAAAGTGTAACTTGCAGTATTATCTATTCTTATTTGAGGTATAACCAAATAACCTACTTGTGTTGTGCTTGTCGTTCCGTTGACAGCACTTCCTCTAACTGTTCCACCATTAACATTGGTTGCAGTGGTTGCTAATGCACTGGTAACAGCAAAAGTCGCAGTGCCTGTAAAGGCAAATGTTTGAAGGCTACTATCAGGAAATACTATGCCTGTACCCTTGACATAATAATCACCTGCTTCTATTCCACCAAATGTCCCTGTGTAGGTACCAGTAGTAACATTATTAAATGCAGTTGAAAAATATTGTAATCTATTAGTTTGACTATCACTTATCAATCCTGCAGATGTATCAGCGCCGTTATAATATCTAAATCTTAATCCTATGTCATAGCCGTCACTGAACGTCCAAGTGCTTCCTGTAGTTGGAGCATGTAAATCAATTAGATTATCTGTAAAGGAAACATTGCCTTGTAAAAAGGCTCCATTTGTCACTGTCAGTGTGGCAAATGTAACAGTACTGGTTGTATTCAACGCCTGATTGGCACCAGGTCCCTGTGGCCCCTGTGGTCCTACAGGGCCATAAATTGCAGCGCCGTTAAATGTCAAAGTATTAAATGCGTTTACGGATAATGTGCTTGTTCCTAGATAAACCGTGTTAGCATATACATTATTCCACAATTTTAAATTACTACCAATATCAACTGTGGATGAAAGCCTTGGTAAAATACTTGTGTCCACTGCCAGTAAATTTGTTCCGCCGCCTGACCCACCGCTACCTACTACCTGAACCCAGCCCCCATCATAATAAACATATAGTGCGCCAGAGTCAGTATCAAACCAAGTTGTTCCAGTGTTGAAAAAACTTGGAGGATCAGCGGAAACCACTGTATTTGCAACCACCACGCCATTTATTGTAAGACTTTTTGTAACCGTGTTCAAACTAATTATATTATCTTTTAAAACAAGCCCATTATCCAAATAAAGCCTAGACCAACTTGTAGCAGTATTACCAAGATTATACACATTTTCCGCAGCAGGAAGTATGTCATAAAATTGACTAGAACTAGTGACTGAGATATTATTCAAAAATGCAAAGTTAGCATTGACCTTATTGAAAGCGGTCCTAATACTGTCACCATCACCTGCGTTAGCGGAAGATCCTGTATTGATATATGTAATAGGCATAATTATTCCAAAAAATCTGGGTAGACTCCTTATTTAGTTGCAATTTAAACATATTGATGCTACACTTACTAGATTATTCAGCACTAAATAATTTTTGAAATGACTTGTCTTATTCTAAATGCAGATGCAGCACCTATCAGTCTTGTTCCATTGAGCACAATAAGTTGGGAAGAATCCATTAAGTACATGGTTTCTGAAAAAGCCACCGTGTTGGAATGGTATCAAGATTGGATCGTTCGTAGTCCTAATTGGAGTACGCAGGTCCCTGCGGTTATGATATTAAAAGAATATCAAAAAAAGAAAACAGGTGTACGTTACAGCAAGCAAAATGTTTTTCTTCGTGATCAGTATCACTGTCAATATTGCGGAGTTAATGTTAATAAACGTACTGCGACCCTAGATCATATTCTACCTATTAGTCACGGTGGTAAGACTCAATGGGAAAATACCTGTTGCAGTTGTATGGAATGTAACAGCAAAAAGGGCAACAATAAAAAAATTAAACCAAAAATAAAGCCCTATAAGCCTAGTTACTTTGAACTTGCAGAAAAAAGAAAAAAGATGCATTGGGATTATCTACATCCAAGTTGGAAGGACTATATAGGATAAAAGGCCCTTAGAGGGCCTTTTTTATTTGTCTCTATAAACTATACGGCCACGAGTCAAATCGTATGGACTCATTTCTATCTTTACTCTATCGCCTGTTAATATTTGAATTTTGTTCTGGCGCATCTTTCCGCTTATATGACCAAGTACCACAGGTCCTTGTTCTAACTTTACCCTAAACATTGCGTTAGGCAAAACTTCTTGGACCTGTCCGTCCATACTGATTACATCATCTTTTGACACTTAAGTTTCTTCTCCTTTTAATCCTTTTAATACAAGTTCTTTAGCCCGTTTATCTAATTCGCGCTGCTCTTCCTGAAACATCTTTTCTACCCATGTGGTTAAAATCTCTACAACAGCCTTTTCACCATCTTCGGTAAAATGGCAGTATCTTGCCCCGATCTCAGAATAATAAAAATATCTACGATCCTTGGCTAATTCTGCAATACTGCCGTATAGAATATTCTTTAATGCTGCTTTGTCCAATTTACAGTTTTTCCCCTGCTTTAAATCCGCGGAACCGTAGGAAACGTGGAAACCTAAGCGAGTAAGAACCATCTTGATTTTGAGTAATTGCATCTGCTCTAACCTCTACTACTTGACCAGGTAGCGTATCACGCCCTGTCCAAAATGTATCACGGTCAGAATCACTAAAACCCGAACCACAATTAACTCGGATTGCCTTGTTGTCATCCACACCTTCCAAGACCAATGCACCAAGTTTGCCCACGTTCCTTCCCGTACCTTCTTCAACTTCAACGACTTGTAATGATACTTCGATGAAAGGTTTTTGTTTAAGCCACGAAGTTGATCTCTTACATTCATATTTGGCATCCGGATCCTTAATCATGATGCCTTCAAATCCTTGTTCAATGGCATCTTTGTTAAATTGTTTAAATTGAAGTTCACCTACATAACTATCTAGATCAACTTCTTCCTGTGGAATAATGTCAATGCTACCTATTTTATCAAAGATCTTACGCATACCTTTGAGTAGGTTAGTTCTACGTCGTTGCCCTAAAACACTAGTTCCCTCTTGAAACTCACTAAGAGGCAGAATATCAAACAGCATTAATCTAGCATCGTTCGCTTGTACATTATCTTTACGATGCACCTGTTTCATTAATGCTTGAAAACTGGAACTTACTACCTCACCATCAAGCACCATAGGTCGCTCGATGAGATCAATATTGGCCAAGATGCTGTCAGTGATGTGAGTAAAGTTTTCCAAAACTTTGCCATTTCTACTATATTGTGTTACAGTTCGGTTAAGTGGATCAACAATGGTAATCACTCTGACACCATCAAGTTTAGGTTCAAGAAGTTTTTTACCTGCTATTTTCTTTTCGTGGTTAGCGCCATCGTGAGCAAGCATACACTCAAACACAGGCACAGCGTCTTTTTTAATTTTGTTTACAGTTTTTTCGCTTACACCGCAGCGTAGGTCTTTAATTAGAATACGACGATACCAACCGTTCCATTGTGACTTTGTACTGGCAGATAAGGCTAATTCAATTGCTTCTCGTGCTGCATCTCCTGTGAGTTGACGAGTTCTGAGTAACTCAAGCAATTGCTTAAATGCATCCCAAGGTAATCCTTGTCCATCTGGGCCACCATGTGAAGGAACCTTTTTAACCCCAAAGGTAATAAATGGACTTAGAGCATACCTAAATCCTTCAAACAACTCTTGATTATCTTGTTCTGCTTGATGCTCTAAAATAGCCTCTTTGTTCAAGCGGCTTGAGTGAGTTTCTAAAGCACTAATTACACTTTGACATGGATCTTTCATGTTTACCAATACCGTGTTGTTAATAGTATCAGTATTATACAAAGAAAATGAATTTTTGTCAAGCATTAAACGGAAAAACTTGATCCGCAACCGCAGGTAGTTGTGGCATTAGGGTTACGGATTACAAACTGACTGCCCGAAATATCGTCTTTATAGTCAATTTCTGCATTTTCCAAATAGGTCATACTCATAGCGTCTACCAGCACCTTGTACGAACCCAAAGCAAATTCCCAATCATCATCTGCTTGATCTTCATCAAAAGTGAATCCATACTGGAACCCGCTACAACCTCCACCTTGAACATATGTACGCAGTTTAAGATTTGGATTACCTTCTTCATCAAGTAATTCGGTGATTTTTATTCTTGCTGATTCACTAATATTGATCATACAATTATTTATAGCCTATAAATAATCACATAGACAAATGGAGGCAATGATGTTTGATATAGCCGTAGGTATATTAATAGGTGCTTTTATCGGATGGCATATTCCAGAACCTATGTGGGCTAAAATAGTCAAGCAGAAAATAAAGGATTGGTTAGATAAGCAAGATAGTAAACCGATTGTATGACCAAGGCGTTATACATAAAAAGGAGATTGAAATGAAAACTTTTATTGCAGCATTAACCTTAACAGCCAGTAGCGTTGTAATGGCGAGCCCTCATAATCATGGTCATAGACATTACGGACATAGGCATTGGCATAGTCCTCCTGTTCATCACTGGGTAGTTCCTGCGTTAATTGGTGGGGCTGTAGTATATGCTGCTACCCGTCCAGATCCTGTTATTGTTCAACAACCAGTTATCATACAGCAGCCGTTACAGCCAAATCAGGTAATTATAGACGGTGTCGTATATACAAAACAAATTATGATAGTTAATGGTATTCAACAAGAAGTTTTAGTGAGGCAATAAAATGGCGTATTCAGCACAGGTAATTGATCACTATGAAAATCCCAGAAACGTAGGTAGTTTTGATAAATCTGATAGAGCCGTTGGTACCGGTATGGTTGGGGCTCCTGCTTGCGGCGATGTTATGAAATTACAGATCAAAGTAGAAAATGGGGTAATAACCGACGCCAAATTTAAAACATATGGTTGTGGATCAGCCATTGCCAGTAGTTCGCTTGTTACTGAGTGGGTTAAGGGCAAAACTCTTGATCAAGCGGCGGTGATAAAAAATACGCATATAGCAGAAGAATTAGCTCTACCTCCTGTTAAAATACACTGTTCCATATTAGCCGAAGATGCGATTAAAGCCGCTATAGAAGACTATAAGAAAAAACATGATCTCACTAACTGAACGTGCTGCCGAAAAGGTAAAAAGCAATTTAGAACGTCGTGGCAAGGGTATTGGAATCAGGGTTGGAGTAAAGACTACAGGTTGTAGTGGATTGGCATATGTATTAGAATATGTAGATTCTTCCCCGGTAACTAGGGATCAATTTTTTTATGTAAGCAACGGAGTGAAAGTTTATGTAGATGGTAAGAGTTTAGTCTATGTTGATGGATTAGAAATGGATTGGGTCAAACAAGGACTAAATGAGGGTTTTGAATTTAAAAATCCAAACGAAAAAGCCAAGTGCGGTTGCGGAGAAAGTTTTAATGTATAGCCCATGGACAAGGGACAATACTAAAGATTTCATCCATCGTGTTGAGAGCCGTATTGAAGATTTAAATTATTATCTAAAACGCACAGTGGAATGGTGCGAAAATAATGGTGTTTTTGAAAACAAACGTATATTGATGTGCTGTCTAATTAGTTGTATTTGGGTCAGCAGTATGAGAGAAGAAGAAATTAGTTTCAAAGAAATTGTAGAAATTATAGGCTTAGAAGAATTTGAAGATAGCAATCTTGATAAAGTTTATGATATTTGTCAAGAATTTCGAAACCTAGAACATGAAGAAATATTAGAAATGTTAATTTCAAAAAGTGCAAATTGGAACGGTTATTTTCCGTCGTAGTCTTTTACAGGACCGCCATGGATGGTACTTTTCATTTTCTTGCCCTTAAGCCTTACACCAGATCCTTTTTTTCCTTGTACACCCGTACCAGCGGTATGATCACTGTCGTGTTTTAGCAAACCTCTACTAACACACTGGCTATATCTTACATTACTAAGGCGTGATTTACCTACAGAACATTGACTGGCCGTAGGTGCAGCCATTTTTTCTAATAATTCTTTTATACGCATCAAATTATTTATTTGAACAATATCAAACTCATTATTACAGTTTGAGCACAAAACCCTAGACAAATAGTTGCGATATATAAAAAATTTCGTTCAATTAAACTTTTGAAAAATAAAGTTATTAATCCGCTCCAGACAAATATCATTAAATCCACTGATGGAAGTTTATCATTTTGAGCAAGCAGCACAGATAGTAAAGTGGGAATGCTGGCCAAATGAAGTAATACAATGGTTAACCATCCAAGAGTATGGGCACTGATGTGACCTAGATGTTCCTTAAGCCAATTCCAAATTGATTCAGGAAAATGTTGAACATAGGATAAAAGTTTTTCTAAAAATGTCATGGTCAATCCTTACTTATAAAAAATATGCCTACCAATTTTTGCCACTCGCTGTTTTTTCCACCCTGGATTAATATAATCAGCATGAAAGTATAAAGCGTCATGTAGACTGGGCAGTCTAAACCCTTCTAATAAAACTCTTTTGGCAACTTCCATACTTTCATCGTAGACATCTTTGTGCTTAGGGACAAATTTTCCAGATCTATCGCATACCCAACTAAACTGACAAAGCACCTTATCGTAAAATACATTTTTTTGATATACAACTTTACAGATATCGCCAGGAAACTGCCCATCACTATTGGCACGGTTAATAGTGACCTGTGCCACTGCGACCTTGCCCTCAAAAGGTTCTGCTCCTGCTTCATGGTAGATATTTCTAGCCAAACAGGTTAATTGACGTTCTCTAACTTTAGAAGTGATTTGACTAGCTTCAACTTCTTCTATTGAACTAAATTTTTTATCAATTGCCCATGCTAATATTTCATAAACTAGAAACAATCCTATAACCATCAAAATTATTCCTAGGCAACTTTTAATTTTACTAGTTGTACTATCCCTAACAGCAGTAATTTCAGTCATAATGACCTCCTTTCTTTCAAAGGGTAAGATAATTTATACAAAAAGACTAGTTTAAACTAATAATTGGGAAAAAACAAGCAATTTTGGTTACTTTGTGCCAATTATCATAAATCTTTTGAAAGACCAATCTGGGTATTTAAATTCATTTTCACCAACATAATCAACACCTTGCATTTTGAAAGTATGGCAAAAATCATTTAAACTTGAAAATTTGAATATATGATCTGCATGATCCATGTCTGCTCCCTGAAGAGCAACTAATTTATTTTTTGGAATATTTTCCCACCAATCTAAACTATCAAAATGTTCTGTACTTGTATTAATTATTAAATCAGCCCAGTCTATGAATTCATGTTTTTTATTACAATCATGAGTGTATGCTTTGAACTTCCAATCTTGCCACTTCCAGTTTTCATTTAAGGCGTCTGCAAGGGGTTCACACGTAGGATCAATATCTAAACTTTTTATCTGCTTTATTTCTAAATTACCTCTTGACAGTAACAAGAAAGAGGTTAAACCAAGCCATCCACCTAAAACCAAAATGTTTTCTATTCCTGAATATACTTTTTCTAAATTTTCACATAGCCATATTTTGCTACCTATCTGTCCGCTACTAAAAGCATCCTTGTCAATTGTCAAGATTTTTTCAGACATTTTTTCTCAAATCCTTTAAACTTATAGTAAAAATATTTTCTTTCTTTTTCTTAGTACTTACGGGAACCTTATGCTTTTTAGCATTACCCCAATTTCCTGTGTCTTTATAGTGATAATCAAAAGTAAAATCTAAAGAAGCAGCAAGTAATTTTTCTTCATCCAATAGATCCCAAAACTCTTGATCTGATCTTCCAGAAACAATATCCCAGCCAGGCTTCGCTAATATTCTCGCTCTCTTGGCTGTGTTACTCATCATCCTGCTGTAATCTTGGGCATAGAAAGGTCCAAGTCTATCAGAAGGTCTTGCATACATCATATCATCTGGGTTTTCAACATCTTGAATAAATTTAAATTTAAAATCTGCTTTCCATTTTCCTTTATTATCTATAGAAAATTTGAAAGTTGCCCAATAATAGGCAGGACCATATTGATATCCAAATTCTTTTAAATCAATTTCAGGATAAAAATATACCTCTGCATCATATCCTCCTCTACATCTCCAAAGTGTTCTAAAGAATGGCCACATTTCATTGACTAGATTGTCTGCGAATGGACTTAGATTTGGCCTAATAATCCTATAATCAAATTGTTCATATTCGATTTCTTTTATTAATTTAGGATCGTGTAAGGATATGTTATAGTGTGTTTTGGCCAATGCATCTCTAATTGGATATTGAAATGGTACTTCTGTGCAACCCGTCATTAGATCTAAAAACATATGAAAAGTTTTTACTCTAGTCATAACATGCGGTCCAGCCTTACCGAAGTCTTTTGTAATCCAATGCCCGTGATACTTATGATAACTGATATTGAACTTATGAGGGTTCTGCCCTATTATAGTTTCCGGTCCTAGTCCAAACCCTACACCTGCTCCTACGTTATTGATATTCATGTTCCTCATACGCCAAAGGAAGGTCATGCTATCTGCAAAATCTTGGAAATCTTCTGTAGGGAAACCAACTATCCAATTCGTAGCAGCGAAGATGCCTACTTTTTTACCATCTATAAAGTTCTGCTCCATTTCTGCTATGGTAACACCCTTATCCATATCATCTAGAACACGCTGACTACCGCTTTCTATACCATAGTTAAGCATGATACAGCCACCTGCTTTAAGGTCTTTAAAATATTCTAAATCCATACGACCATCACACCGTGCATAACCTGTCCAATTTATTTTTAACCCCTTGGCTTCCACTGCTTTACAAAATGCTCTTAGTTCTTTTAAATTGCCATTAACAAGACTGTCAATGAACCAAATCACATCTGTACCCTTATTATAATATAACCATTCAACTTCTGATATAAGATCAACGGCCTGTCTCTGTCGGTATTTGTAAAAATGAGTCTCTTCACAGAAAGTACACTTAGCGGTACATCCTCTACTAATTTCGCTGTTAACACCATTAGGGATATCGTATAAACTAAAATCTATGCTTTCGTAATCAGGCATAGGTAGCCCATTGATATTAATTCTTTGTTCTTCTGGCTGACTAATATACTGTGGTTGGTCATGTGTTATTCCATGTTCTAATTCATCTAGAATATTAAGCAAGGCCTGTTCACCTTCTCCATTGACTACATAATCATAATAAGGATGAATTTGAAACCAATTTTTCTGTACATTACTACCACCTACAGCAATTTTGATATGAGGTGCTTTGCGTTTAATTTCTTGACACATCCATTTAGTAGGTTCTTCGCTTATATAATAAACTGTGAATCCTACTAAATCTGGTTTCATATCTATGATTTCATCTACTGCTTTAGTTAACAAAGGCTCTAGAACAGGATGAATATCTTTCATATATGTAGCACCTAGCCAATGCCAACTGGCACTGGGATCCCATAACCTAAATGGTAATTTTTTATTAGGCAACCAATCATACTTGTATTCATTGTAGGCTCTAACATTTAGGTCTAGTATACTGGTTTCAAAGCCGGCAGTTTTAGCAATACCGCTCAGCCTAGCAAGGTTGAAAGGAGGGAACATTGGAGCCCATTCAGGGCATAATATTAAAACTAATTTGGTTTTTCTTGTCTTATAGTCTACATAAACAGGTGTAAGATTTTTTTGAACAGTTTTTTTAGCATAAGGACTTATTGCTGCCAACATTGCTTGATGTTTAGCATTTGCAATATCATCTGTAGGACGTTCTTTAATTTCAAGTTTATCTTTTGCTAAACCTTTTAAATTAAAGTCCATAGATATCCTTTTCTAAATACTGCATTTTTTGTAGAAGAATTTTTACACTTTGGCTTAGGTCAAATAAAGGTTGCCAATCTAATACGTCATATGTGGTCACTATGCTTTCTTGTTTTTCAATTTCATTTTCTATCTCCAGCATAATGTCATATCCATTCATATCAATTTGGATTTCATTAATAAGATCTTTGATACAAAATTCACTCTTATATGGAACAGTATATTTTTTATTAACGTGTTTTTCAATGTTTTCAAATAAAAATTTATATAAAAAAATAAGATCATTTAAACTAATAAATTTAAAAAACTTGTCAATGTCTACAATTACTCTTCTTTTATTTTTCGTTTCATGAATTAATATTTCCGGTTTAAAATCAAAGTCTTTAGATGACAACCTAACTGTATCATCTATATGTTGTCCTATATTGAAAATATAGGTTCTGAAAAAATCTCCAAAAATATATGGTAATTTTAAAACACAATAATTTATTCCCGATACGCTTAAAACTTTTTCTACACCCAATTTTGCAAAATCATATAAAGATTCATTTTTATCATAGATGCTATGAAACAAAAATAATTTAAAATTTTGCAGTTTTTTAATTGCAGCAATTACGTTTAGGGTTCCTTGATAAGTTTTTACACCAAAATTGTCTTTTTCATGTAGATTATGTAAATCTCTTTGATTACAAATATGAATAATATATTGTGGATTAATTGTTGATACTATTTCTTCTACTTGAAATGGGTCAGTAATATCACCTGTCAAGGTAAAAATTTCAAATTGATTCCAGAAAAGTTTTTTTAACTCAAACCCAATAAAGTTATTTGAATCTAATATAAGTAGCCTATCCATATTATCCATAAATATTTTTTTGAATATTTAACACAATGAGCAATGCTATAAAAATTTACATTGGCCCGGAGTTAAATCCACTTTTGGAATATAATCCGCACCATGATTTTCCTTTCATTGTTGAAAAACAAAAGTATATTTTTACTGAAACACCAGACACAGCAGATATAATTCCTGTAATAATTTCAAACGATTCAAACAGAACAATTGAAAAACAATTAGATTACATAGGTCCATGCGTAAAAGACAAGTATATAATTTTAATGATGCATACACATGGATCAGAAGTGACGAATCAAGAACAGTGGAATCAATATCATAAAGCAAATTGGATTCCGCATTGTAAGCAAGTTTATATTGTAGATATAAACATGAGCAACAAAAATGAAATATGTTACCAATATCATTTCAACTTAGAAAAAGCCTACTATCTAGATAATTTTAATTTTAAGAATAGACTCCATATAGGCCCTTGGGCCACACGCAAAATGTTTGCCTTAGATTCTCTTTTAGATCTATTTCAATCTAAGCCGCCGATGGAACTCAAAAAATTTTTAATTATGGGAAGAATAAGATCTGATGATCAAAGTCTAAGAAATCATTATAGAAAACAAATTCTTAACCTAGCCAATGACAAGGATTGTTATTGGAGTAATTGGGATCCCAATAATCCAGATCTATTAATGCCAGAAGATCCTATCTACAGGTCAAAGCAATATTTTTACGAAAACTTTATAGGGTGGCATCCAATTGCAAATAGATACTTTAGAAGCAGCTTTGTCAGCGTATTCGTTGAAACCATAGTGGATGCATCTAGAGAACAAACAAGCATATTATCTGAAAAGGTGTTTGATCCGTTAATCAAAGGACATTTTATACTACCATTTGGCTTTAAAGGATTGATTTACGAATTACTTGATTTTGGATTTAAATTACCAGATTGGATAGATTACGATTATGATAATATCGCAGAAACAGAATCAAGATTTAAAGCCTTTTTAACAAGTTTTAATAAAATAAGATCTATGGATTACCAAACACTTATTGATTTTTATCAAAGAGATAGGCATATTTTAGAGCATAACAGGTCTATATTCTATAATAAACCATATGATAGTCTATATGATAAGATTAAATTAAAGATTTCCTAGTATTACCATAATGGACGACACGCACCCCGTCTATTTTTTTAAGACTTCTCCAAGGATCTAATATTACACTGCCCTCTTGTATTTTAAAATAAAAAGTATCTTCTTTTATTTCAACTCCAGTTCCTTGGTAAGTTACAGCAGGATTATGAGCCATTAAAATAACAGCCTTACCTTCCCAATAATCTCCTGTGAGTGGATCTGCATAATGAACATTATGTCCCGCCTTTTCAACAAAAAACCCTACCAATTCACTATAACTTCCTATTGTATAAGGTACATAAGGTTTATATGCTCTACCATGTATTACAATAGGCAATCTACTGTTTATGCTTAATTTAATAAGACGTTTAGCAAGGTTATCTGCCTGTTTGTCTCTGCTTCCCATAATTGCCTGAAAGAGGTCATAGCCTAGATTTAGATTTTGACTAAGCCATCTTAGAGCAATATTATCTCTGGGATGGCAAGCACCTGCATCACCCAAGCCTGCTGTCATATACCTAGGTCCTGTAATTCTTTGAGTACTAGTTTTAAGAGCATCTGTAACAATGTCAACATTGATATTACCCGATTTCTCTGCAACATCTTGTATCATGTTTACTAGTCCAATTTTGGCACTGATAAATGTATTGTAAAATATTTTTATACATTCTGCTTCATCCCATGTTCCTACATTAATTTTAGGATCGTTTTTCATTAGAGGTTCATAAAAATCTATCAGTTGTTTAGCATCGCCTGTGATTGATCCATCTTCTGTACCAATTATCAAGCATTCCGGATTGATCATATCCCATTTAACACTGCCCATGGCAATTAGATAAGGATTATATATAAATCTAGCATTGTTGATTAAAGGTTCAAGTTCTCTACGAGTGGTTCCAGGTAATACAGTAGAGATTAATACAACCAATTGCTTTCTATTCACATGCTGATTTATTTCTTTGAGAACATCTTTTACTATTGTATAATCAAAATCTTTAGGTGGAAGGTCTGTAATAGGAGTAGAACCTCCATATTGAGGATCGTGTGGTGTAGGAACTGCAACAAAGATCATATCTCTATCACGCACAGCATCTTCTATTGAATTTTTTATTTGAAACGTTGCCAATACATTTTCAACATCATATCCTACTACGTCATAATAATCTGACATCACTTCTGCACATGGCAAACCTAATTTACCACAACCTATCATAGCAACTTTCATAAGTTCTCCTGTTCTATTTTTGTTATCCAAGCCTTGCCGAAATTTCTTTTCCTTTGGAAGTATATATTTTCGCAATATCTTTGAATTTCCATATCCTTATCATCATCAAAATCAAACTTATACTGCACTGGATTTTCTAATGAATTATCATTTTGAATCAAGCCCAAAAAATCAAAATTAAATGTTTCGATCTTTGGATACTCAGGCATTCTATAGTAATTAATAAAATATGTAGATTGAAATCGCACAAGTTCCTTTACAAATTCAACCTCTAAATCAAAATGCTCTAATAAAAACTTTTCTAAAAGATTAAACGTTTCATCATATTTGTTGTCAACGTGTATGTTGATCAAAGTACGATGCATGATATTCCAACCATGTATCTGAACACCATTAATAGGAGGATGGTTAATAGATCCTGTTGTCATCCAATTCTTATAATATCGTCTAACCTCACTCATTTCATATTTCAACCAATCATTACTGTCTATATAAGAGAAAAGTTTATTATAAAATTCTTCATAAGAAATTTTATATTTCTTATATAAAACTCTACTTATATAGGTAGTAATACCATTGATATGAAATGTATTAAGAAACCAACTAAACGCATGAGCATCTAACATTTGTTCGAAATTTAGATCCTTTGTTGATGTTACAACTGCAACACCCTCTTTCAATTCATCTTCATTGTTTGATCCACTCATATAATCGTAGACTATTTGAGACTTTAATTTATAAAGTTTACGCTGCATAAGATTCATCTCAGCATTTTCTAGAAGTTGTGCTTGATATATATTAATCCCTGTATGATTTCCTAGTTCAAACAATCTCCAAAAGTTTTTCTTCCATGACTCCAAAGTTTCACCTGGTAGACCGAGAATAATTTCAGTATAAACAGGAATATTATTTTTGTCACAAATTTCAAAAATTTCATTAATTTTATTAATTTCTAAATTTTTTCTTTTTATATTCTCTAAGACATCAACATCTAAACTTTGAACGCTTACAGTAAGTCCTTGATTGAACCCTGGTGCATTGATAAATTTTTTAACTATATCTACCACTTCTTCTTTTTGGTTCTTAGCCCAAGCAATACTAATGCCTTTTGGATAGCCATATTTTTCTTGTGTTTCTATAAGTTTATCTGCAATGAGTCCGTCACGTTCAGGAAATATACCAAAGTTGGCATTAGTGATACTTACATAACCACATTTATTTTTTCCTATCCATTCTATTTCTGCAAATACTCTTTCCAATCCAAATTTTTTAATTTTGTTATAGGTAAGACTTCCCCAATCGCAGAAAGTGCAGGCATAAGGGCAACCTCTATCTGTTTCTAGTGTTGCGTTCCATTCTACATCCGGAAATTGAGCCATTAGATTTTCAAAAATATTAATTAGATAGGGACTAGGAATATCTTCTAAGTTCTGAATCCTAGTTGGCGATCCTGTATCTATAGTTTGTCCATTTTGATTAATTAGTATACCGTTTATTTCTGCCAACTGACTTGGGTTTGTTAAATTTTCTATAACTTTCCTTATAGTGATCTCACCCTCTTGTTTGATCATAATGTCTATAAAAGGAAATTTTTCAAAAAAATTAGGATCTGTAATGGGGGGTTCAGGGCCACCAAAGATAATTATAACTTTGGGATTAACTTCTTTTAATTTTTTAGCAAGAGTATAATTATAGTTTTTATTCCAAATATATGTACTAAATCCAACAACATCACTATTGACAATTAATTTTAAACTATCTGATATGTTGTCTCTTTTCCAAACAAAGTTACCTAGTTTATAATTTTCCTGTATATAAGGTGACGTCTGCATATAGGCCCATAATACACCTGCACTATATGGCAAATAGTGTGCATTAAATTCTTTAGGACCTTGTTGAAAATTAGGTTGAACCCAACTGAAGATTTTCATAGATAAGAAACTAGATTTTTTAGATCACCGCCATAGAAAAATAAATCCCATTTTTTATTTACCAGCACCTCATAATTGTAATCTAAAGTATTCTTCATGTCTAAAATAATGTAATCTAATTCATTATCATACAAATTGCAAAGCCTTTCTGTTTCTTTAGCAATGGCATATAATCTATCCCAATCATCTTCAATACCATCGTATGATTCATCAATCCATTTACCGAATGTTAAAAATCCAAAACTCCTCAACAATTTTAACATATGAGGCCTGCCTTTTATAATATGCGGTTGCTTGATTAAAATAGGTTTCCACTCTTTTTCATGCCAACCAGGACTTTGTTCTTGCCATTGGAAAAAGAATGTAGAACTACACACATGAAAATAACTGTCTTTCATATAATCAACAGGTGTGTATTCCCATTTGGCATAGTTTGTATCAAATTCTTCAACATCAAGACAAATTGGTATTTTATCGTGTATCTGTTCTATGCCATTAAAAATTAAATCAAACACTTTACAATTTTTAGGTCTGTTGTAAAGTTCTTTCTGCTCAACAAATATTCTATTTAGATAATGATACCACCCTTCACTTTGATTAATTTGCCTAATAAAATCTGATTGTGCTCCGAGACTAAGATGTGCATGATCTATTAATCCTAATCCTGCCAGCATTGCAACGTATGCCGGTCTATGTAATCTCCATTCTCTATTTAAAGTATTGAACCTTTTAGATTTTACAGTTTTATCTGGCCTTAAAAGAAAATCTAAATATCCCTCTAGGTTCAGCACATTCATATGAGGACTATATAACACCTTTATCTTAAAAGGAAGATTATTGTCTTTTACATATCTTTCATTAACCTCGCTGATCATACTTGCACCACTGAGCAAGAAAATCTTGTCTATAGGTACTATTGGGTTAATTTGACACTGATGATAAAGAGGTTTTAGAATTGTTTCTGTCCAATATTCATTTTCATTATTAATAATCAAATAGGCTTTACCTGATATTAATTCTTGTAAAAGGTCTTGAGGCAGAATATCAAATATAGACCTATGAGCATCCCAATTATGCAATAACACACCAAGATTAATAAACCAAGGTTTACTCTTATCTATTTGTTCAAATCTCTCTACACTGAGACTAAATCCTGCCTGTTCTAAGCAGTTTCTTGCACAAAGATAAAAAAATGGCTCATGCTGATCAGATGCAGCGTTATGCCAAAGACCATCGCAACTCCAAGGTCCTCCATGAAGTTGTGAATGATAAGGTAATATGTCTAATGTTACAAGTTTTTTATTCATCTGTATAAGAACCAATCCTTTGATAATGCTGAAAAATTGTGGTTCCTTGCATGATGTCCTGATTATTTTCTAATAGACCTAAAATAAAGGGGTCTATCATGTTTCTGTCATTTAGGATTCTTGTTAGGTTTTGTCTATTCCTTAATACCTTTGGATATATAATTTGATAAATTTCATCTAAATCTTGAACTCTTGTCTTACTGAAATGATACAGAATCTTAGCCAATGCATCAAATCGTTGTGCTTCATCTTCTATTAGGTCGAAACTATAATCAAATAGTTCATCGTATAATTCAAAACCAAGATCTTGCAGTTTAGCATGATATCCTTTAATAGAAGAAACTACGAAAGGCTTTAGGCAGGTAATGGCCATAACCATTTTCTCTGATATTATTAAACTATCAACTGAAGACTCTGTTACAAGATGAATAAAACTTTTATGATATTGTTCAGGCAATAAACTACCCCAATTGCCTTCACTGACCATTTCATCAAATAAGATTAATCTTGGCGACCAGTAAGTCCAATTGTAATCGTTTAATAGTTCGGGAGCACGTCGTTCTTCGTTATAATGATAACAGTTCCATGAAATTGCGTTGGAGTCTATTAAATTGTATTTGGCAAGCAGGTCCATTTGATGACATCTATGCCTATGAGGTTTATTGTTTAAACTTCCAATATGATAATTAAATCCTGTGGGGGGTATAGTTGAAGGCCTATAACTGTTAAACCAATTTACCATACAATAAAATGGATAACTTATAACGTTCACTCTGCTATATCTTGGATCATTGACATCATGAAGAAGTTGGCTATTTTCAAAGGCACCATTTATAATATATAAAGGAATCTGCCTATCATTGACAAAGTCTACCAGTGTATTAAATCCTACCTTATCTCCAAAGTTTACATAATTCCACTCAAAATAGTTAAAAAAAACTATGGCCTCGGGTCTAAAGTTTGCATCTAAAAGTTGATTTTCAAAATCATCTGAATTCCTTGCACTTAAACCAAGTATCATTTGTCTATATTCCTAAAAAATAAATAACTGCTAATATAATATTTAGCAATGAAATTATTAACTGATAACCTAGTAGAAAACAATTTAATTTATGAGCCGGCTAATTCTGGCTCTGATACCTTTGTAAATTTTCCTACTGATATTAACCATAAGTTCTTATCTGAAGTTGAGTATATAATTGTTCATTACAAATATTTAGAAACTTGGACCACTGAAAGTGACATCTTTAAACATTTTAAGCCAGAAATAGTTGAAAAATTAAAAAATCAGCGATGTATTTTGTTTATAGATGTGAGTTTAGAAGGGTGGAGTCCAAAAAACAGTCCAATATCAATTTCTCTTCATCAAAGTTGTCGTAAAAATGGAATAGATCCACGTAAGATATATTACCTCACAGGCAATCATAGAGAAAGCACTTGTTACAGTGTTTATCTATATTCTAATTTTCCAAATCAAACTGATAATATTAATATTTGTCAAAACATTTTTATTTCTGAATTATCTAGATATCCCGGAGGTAAAATAACCTATGAAAAACATAAAGTTTTGACAGAAACACTGCATAATAATAAATTATTTCTACAACTCAGTAGACGTAATAGGTCATTTAGGGTAATGGCTAATCATCAATTATATTTGAATGAACTTGTACATTACGCAAATGTCAGTCAAGATAAACTAACTGAATATGAACAACAAGACATGCTACACGAATATTATAAAAGTCCATTTGTAGAAAAGGTATTTCATTTAGATGAAATAAAAAAATGGAATGATAATTGCTTGCCTTATATTGTAGATTATCCTGATTTTAATACTAATTGGGCCGCTGAGAATTACACTTTGAAATATCACGAAACTTTGTTTAGTATAGTTCTAGAGACCAATGCTGATACTGTAGGAGATACTAGTATGTTTCTAAGCGAAAAAACATTTAAGGCAATATCTAATAGGCATCCACTTATAATTTTTGGACATAAGGGGTCTAACCATTTTCTAAGAGACCTTGGATTGATGACATATGAAAAATACTTCGATATCCAAAAATTTGATAACATAAATGATAATTTTCTACGGTACAAAACAATATTAGAACAGGTAAAAGCCCTGTGTCAGCAACTTGTTAATCAATCTTTGAAAGAAAGAATTAATTGGAAATTTAAACATCAAGAAATTTTAGATCATAACTATGAACAAATTTTTGAAAGTGTTCATAGCAAGGAGGTCAGTAGGAAATTACATATGACAATAAAAAGTTATTTTGAAAGTAATTTCCATTCAGAATTTAATGTAAGTCCAAATCTATGAGATCAGAACTAGAAAATCTTAATTACGATTATTCTAACCCTTTTGAAGTGTTAGATATTTTTGAAAAGAAGTTGGCCAATTTTTTCGGCAGCAAATATTGTGTCCTAGTAGATAGTTGTACTCATGCAATAGAATTATGCCTAAGATCTATCTATGACTACAGGAATGATATAGGAATTCCTTTACATACCTATATGAGTGTTCCTATGACTCTTCATAAATTAGAAATACCTTACTTTTTTCAAAATAAAACTTGGGAAAAATATTATCAATTAGGTAATACTTTTATCTATGACGCTGCTACATTATGGGAAACAGGTTCTTATATAAAAAATACACTGATGTGTCTAAGTTTTCAACATAAAAAACATTTAAAAATAGGCCGAGGAGGGGCTGTTCTTTTGGATGACAAACATTTAGATGAAAGGCTAAGGAAAATGCGTTATGATGGTAGAGATCTTTCTATGCCGCATCATGAAGATAGAGTAACTACCATAGGTTATCACTATTATATGACCCCTGAAGATGCCGCATTAGGTATTATGTTATTTGATAAAGTTTATGATAAAGATTCTAAAATTTGGAGTCATAAAGATTATCAACCACTCAGTCAACATCCGGTTTTTAAAAATATAAAGATAAAATAATTATGTCATATAGTTCAAACGAATGGTCGCAATTAAAAGAAGTCATTGTAGGCACAGCCACAGGTGCAAAAATTCCAGAAATTGATAAAAGTTTAAGGTTGGTAAATTATGCAGATCAAAAAAACATAGATAATGTAAAAATAGGACCTTATCCTAATCAAGTAATAGAAGAGGCCAATGAAGACCTAGATAATTTTTGCGATTTTCTTAAAAAACAAGGCATCAAGGTGCATAGACCAGTGCAGGAAAAAATTCCTGAATATTATAATTACTGTCCAAGAGATAATGTACTTGTTCTTAAAGACAAAGTGATAGAATGTCCAATTACAATACGGTCTAGAAAGAATGAATCAAAGTGTCTTCGTCCAATTTTCCATAAACTTGGAATAATGACGCATGAACTTATTGCAGAAAGGTCTGACGAATCTTACAATGAAAATTGTCTTAATAGTAAGGACATCCTGGCATTAACAGAAAAAGAACCATTGTTTGATGCTGCAAATATATTGAGAGACGAAGAAAATCTATACTATTTGGTCAGTAATACAGGCAATCTAGCAGGTGCAAAATTATTAGAAAGAATCTTAGGTGATAGATATAAAGTATGGCCCATTGAAGGTATCTATAGTTACATTCATATAGACAGTACAATAGCATTACTGCGCAAAGGATTGATGTTATTAAACCCAGAAAGAATTAAAAGTATCAGTCAATTGCCCAAACCATTACAAGATTGGGAACCCATATGGTGCCCCGAACCAGTAACTATTCCTTATTTTAATGAATATAATCATGCCAGCAAATGGGTCAATGTCAACTTATTTTCAATAAACGAAAACCTAGTTGTGTTAGAGGAAAGACAAACTAATTTAGCAGACCTACTTGGTAAACATGGCATAGAAAGCGCTCTACTTCCTTTTAGACATCAACGGACTCTAGGAGGTGGTCCTCACTGTGTTACATTAGATATATATAGACAATGAACTATTTACAAGGACATATAGAAGTATTTTGGGATAGGTCATATAGAGACTTTGCCTACGAACGTCAGCCTTTAATGGAATATGAAATATCCTCTTGGCGTAGTAAAGGTTATGTAAACTTTGATAGATTTAGTGGCCAAATGTATTCAAGTAAAAATCCTATGCCTGATTGGGTTAAAAAGTTTGATAATCTTTTTAATTTAAAAAATCAAACTTATCTATTTTATAAAATGAAAACGTTAGAAATAATGCCTGAGCACAGAGACCATTATCAAACCTATATTAAATTATTCAACCCTAAAATTGAAAATATAAAAAGAGTATTGGTTTTTTTAGAGGATTGGCGGCCAGGTCATTACCTAGAGATTGATGGAAAGGGATTAGTGAATTGGTCCGCAGGTGACTATGTAAAGTGGAATAATTTTACACCTCATGCTGCTGCAAATATAGGAACAGCAGATAGATATACACTTCAAATAACTGGAGAGGAAATTGAACATTAGAGACGTATTAAAAGCCTCAGTCAGTTGGACTACATTTAGTCCTACTTTGTATGTAAATGATCTAGAACTTGATTTCGTACTTTTGTTTGATAACAGTATAAATTTTGATGAGGATCCTGCAGGATTACTATATCAGGTCAAGTATCAATGGCAAGAAAGAACTTGGCTAAGCGAGATGACAACGCCTTATATGATATGGACAGGAGCCTGTGGACCAATTTTTCCTTTAGATGAAGTTGATCTTAATCAAACTCTAATAGAAAAATTCAAAACACAAGGACTTAGTGTAATACTTTATGAACCGTTGACGACTTATAGAGAAAACATTGCTAACAATTTTATAGACCATAGAAATTATGATCAATTTGAAAGTACCGAATTAAATCTCAATGCACTAAGAAGTTTTGAATTAGATTCAATAAATGAATTTGCGCAAAAATATAATTTTCAACAGAGGATCAAAGTATATACCTGCAATTATAGAGTTGCAGAATATTATCAGCACAAATATGAATATTTAGAATTATTCTATAGAGATCTTTTTATCAGTTTAGATAGTTTTAATAATATATCATATAAGAATTATTATCCTAAAAAATTACCGCACAAAAAATTCTGTTGTTTAAATCGAAGATATACAGGACATAGAAATCTAGCAATGATGTATTTGGCTACCACAAATAGTTTTTACAGTGGCAACTATAGTTGGAACGTTACAAGTGATGTAGGATATTTAAATGACAAATTATGGTTTGATATTTACAACTGGCAAAAGACAAATCCTGAAGTTTTTACAAAGATAGAGGAAAATCAAGAAAGATTAAATGATATATTACCTCTCACGGTTGACCAATCAAATCCCAACGTTCACTTTGTTGGTGATGCAACCAGAGTAGATCCGCCCGCAGCCATTGATAGAAATCCTAGAATTGTATATGCAGAAACATTTGTCAGTATTGTTACAGAAACAAGATTCGCCGAACCAACTGGGAATTTTAGTGAAAAAACAACAAATCCTATGAAGTCATACAGGCCTTTTATTTTACTAGCACCCCCAGGAACATTAGAACTTCTTCATAATCTAGGTTTTAAAACTTTCGGTGAATTTTGGGATGAAAGTTATGATCAAGAAAAAAATCATGAACAACGACTATTGAAAATCTTTAAGGTCATTGATCAAATTGATGCCTACAGCATGTATGACGTACATTACACTTTGAATAAAATGAAACCGATACTTGAGCATAATGCTGAAAATTTAGGTAGAATGTCAAAAGAATTGTTTACGATTCCGTATTAAAAAAGTTTTCTTCTAATTTGGTCAGTTTTACTAATTTCATAGTAGTATCAATGTCAATGGTATTATACCAATCAACTAAAATACTAGGCCAAGTTTTAGTAAAGTCTTTTCCTCTTCTAACATCATATTGGCTATAGAAGGCCTTAAAATCATGCCATAAAGCAAGGTTGTCCGTGCTGGCTCTTTTATGAGCCTGATCTACAACCTCTATATAATCAAGAAGTCTTTCAATTTGAGCACGCTCAAAGTCAACTAGGAGTTCATCGTCTTTATGATTTTTATACCATTTACTTAATTTATCATGACAATATATTTTTAAATGATCGGGTAAATTAATAGCACTCATGAAACTAGGCCATCTAAGAATGTTAAGGTCAATGTGAGGCTTGTTATGTCCATATTTCTTCTTAAGTAAAAGCATGTCATCCATAAATTCAGTTATGCTGAATAGGCACAGACTGTTTATGGTCATCATAATAGTCACGCTACGAAATTTTGCATTTTCAATAAAATAAATCAAATTCTTTTTCCATTGTTCATAGACAAGACCGTCTCTTATGTATTCTGCATGAGCACCATAACTCTCATTGCTTGTATATAAGTCAAACAATCTCACATCAATATTATTTGTTAATTCTACAAGTTTATCTAAAATACTTGATTTCATGCCTAGGTTGCTATTCACCGCTAATGCCATATGAGGAAGATGTTGTTCTTTAATTATATCCATCAATCTCCAAAAATTATTACTCATCACAGGTTCACCTCCTGTGAATCTTAATTCCTGTAGATCTTTACTCAGGTTTGGCCACCACTTGAAGAACGCTTCTATGTATGGATTATCTATATTAAATTTGCCGTAAGGTTCAAACGCCTTACCATCATGTTGATATTGTCCTCCACCTTCAGTTTTCATATACTGATAGGGACCATAATTTTTTATGTCATTGGCCCACGTCGTAGAATATCCAGCATTACAATAACTACAGGCAAAATTACAGATTCTATCAAAACTTAATTCTAAAGTTTTCAAATTGACATTATTTTTCCAAGATTTTTTAGGAATACGTTGTATGTCTTCTATATTATATATTCTACTTTTAAATACCCTATCACTTATGTTGTCTCTTTTGATATCTTCTATTTTCCAACAATATTCACATTCAGCAGGTCTTTCTCCTTCTAGCATCATCTTACGCTGACGTTTTTTATGCTGTGTATTATGTATGGCACTTGGATTTTTATCTAATTCTGATTTATCTATTTCATGAGGTAAAGGTAAATGACAACTATGAGTATAACCGTGTCCAAGATGAATACTGGCATTAAACCATTTGGCAGCACAAAAACTAGAACTGACACTGTCTAAAACATTTTTCTTAAACTCTAGCAAATGGGTGCTCATAGTTTTTCCATTCCTTATAAATTTTTTTGAACTCAGGAAAAGTTTTTAGGAAATTTGTGTTTCTACGCAGATCATGTTCATCTACAAATTTAATAAAGTTTTGTCTATGCAGATTAATTTCTTTAGTGTCTTTTTCCTTTAATGCTGTCTTACATACAATATAGATTCTTTCCATTTTCTTAATTTCATGGTCAAAGAATCCTATTCCACATAATGGAGGCCAATATGTCTGTTGTAGGTTTTTATACATCCATGTTATAGTGTCTTCTATATGAACCAGCCACTCTGGAGGCATTAGCCAAGGTGCCATAAATTCAGGCCATCTAAGATAGGGTGTGTCTAAACTCACAGTGTGAGGTCTCTCAGGTTGTATGGTGTAACGGTTTTTTAAAATTAAAATATCTTCTAACATGTCTTTGAAACTGGTTATACTCAATAGGTTATAGGTGGCCATTAATCCTAGTCTACTATCTGGAATATCTCTTATCATTTTCTCACAATTTGTCAACCAATCTTTATAATTCAATCCGTATCTAATATATTCTGCTCTGTCTCCTTGCGCTTCACAACTAGTGTAAAGATAAAATTCCTTGATGGCCCTTTTATCCTGTATGATCTGCATTTTTTCAATAAACTTATTAATAACATTTGTTGGAACACCTAGGTTACTGTTAATGCTCAGGCTTAACTCTGGATGTGGGTTTTCAATTAAAAAATCTAAAACTTGAAAAGTATTTTTGTTTAACAATGGTTCCCCACCTGTTATTCTAAAAATTTTTAATTCTCTAACAAGTTCGGGCCACCATCGCCAAAACGCTTCAACATATGGATTATACTCTTTGTTCAAAATTGGAATTCTATCATTTTGTTCTAACCATGCTAGGCCGTTGTATTCTAATCCATTGAGTTTATATCCTCCATAGTTTTTTACTTCTTCCATCCATTTACTACTGATTTCTGGATTACAATAACTACATTTGAAATTACAGGTACTACCAAAATTCACTTCCATGAAACTAGGTAAAGGATCATAGGTCCAACCTGCCTGCTTGATTTCCTCTATGTAAGGACGAGCCCAATAATTTGCACTTTTGGTAATTCTATCACTAAACACCATTTCACCGTCTTGCTTTTCACTGTCCTCAACACGCCAACAATAATCACATTCAGGGGGGCGAAGCCCCTGCATCATCATTTCTCTTTGCTGCTTTTTAAATTTGGTGTTGTGTAATGCACTAGGGTTTTTTTGAATTTCTTCTATAGGAATTTTATGTGTAGGAGGATGATGGCAACTGTGGGTTCTACCTGTGTCTAAATGAATAGTTACCTGTTTCCACTTGGCAATACAAAAACTAGAACTTATCTTATCAATTTTATCTTGAAACTTAGAATATTTTTGATTGATATTATCATCTTCCATGTGTTACCTTAAAACTTTGTTCATAACGACCCTTGAGATATTCATAATTGTTGATCAAGTACATGTCATGATTCAATAAGAAATGAGCAACACCGTCTTTGGCACCTCGTTCTACTTCTGCTGCAAATGGCTGCTGCTTGTCTGGTTTTAACCATGCCTGCAATCGTCTCTTGCTATCTGGATCTGCCTTGTAACTTAACTTGGCACACTCTCTATATGCACTGCGATATGCTTGAAGAGCATTATTATTAAATTTTGAAGTACAACTTATTTGATTCATTAATTTGAAATTTTCACCAACACTGAGTGTAACATCATTTTCCCATGTTTGCATCTGTTTTACTTCTTCTGTTGGAAATAACTTTACTCCTCCATATCCGTAGGTTTCTTCTATAAAGGGATTACGACTTCTCCATACATGTACACAATTGAACTCAAATATACTTGGCTTATAATCAAATTCCCAATCTGGTTCAAGGCAGGCATCGGCATCTACGACCCAAAACATATCTGACTTAGCCATAGATGCCGCCTGTTTATGTGCTTCGAAAATACCCTTGACCCCATGGATTCGTTGTGCCTGTGGTGCTTTTTTCAAAACTCTACGCCAATTTTCCTCTGCGCAATCTTCATCATAACTTATAAAAAATACATCAAATCCTTCATTGTCTAAATCGATAAATCCTACTTGTTTTTCTACATCACTGTCTGAGGTCATCTGCGCTTTTACCAACCAAACCTTGGCATTGTTATTGACCTTACTGGGATTTGTGACCCAAACCAAAGTTTCAAAAAATTCTGATAATTTAAAATCTCTGGCCTGCACAAAACTATAATCAATGTCAAGATGTTTGAGATCTAAATTATAATGATACTTCACATTTGGACTTACATAACCTTTTACTTTGTTACCTTCAGGATTTATATTCCATCTCAATTTGAATGCCCATACATCATCATCGTCTGCATGTTCAAGATGTTTTCTATCAAAATAAAATACACAATCATAACGTAGATCATCAAGATCAAATTGACTCATATCTAGATCATAATCCAAGATACCATAGTCTAAATTGTAAATGGCTTCTGGTTCTATGCTGATCTCACCCACCCATTTCCAATCTTTGGTCTTACGATAGTTTGGACTAATCTTACATACCCAAACTTTTTCATCACCCTTGATATAGGTTTGATCTAAACTATAGGCACAGTCGTAACACAGGTCCCAATAAGGTGGCATGATTTGGTCTAGTTCAAATTCAAATTTTGGAATAGTTTCGTTATATATAACAGATACGTTTGGTGTTAAGTAGCCCATGTCTTTGGTTCCACCTGTGCTTACTCCCAATACTTCACAGGTCATGACCCAAATCTTATCCTCTGTTGGGTTGAAAGCAGGATCCATAAACCAAACCATGGTGTATGACCAGTCCCAAGGATCTGGCTCAAAGTTACCTAAAGGACTGTCATAGAATGTCATGCTAAAATCTATGTCAGGATTTTTCCTCCAGGTTAATTCAGGAATAGGCAGATCAATTTCAATATAACCACGATCTGTTTGCCAATCTCTGTAAAAATATTTAGCAACCCATTCACCTCTGTAACGCCATATCACACACTTACGTTTGGGATTTTTGGGTAACTCAGTGATCAAGAAGGCAAACTTGGCAAAATCAGTATTATAATTTTTTGCACAACAGGAAGTGTAGAGAGAACCTGCTAGATCACTAAGGTTTTGATCATATTCTAGGTAATCACCTGTAAATTCTATTGATTCTTGTTGTTGTTGGCTTAGTTGAGGTAGACTATCAATAAACATATAACACCCAGGTCATATTGTAATTATCTCTCTTTAGGTAGGAGATACTACAAGACTGGTTATTATTCTATCTTGATTGTCAAAACCTCTAAAGAATTGACTCATGGTCACTGTGGGGTTGACAGCTGTGCCAGTGTTACCAAATTCTGTTAACAATTCTGTCTGAGTAAGAACGTTGTTGACAAACACCTGCTGTTGATAGACCTGACCCCAAGGTCTTGATATGGTACTGGTCGTACGGAAATTTTGATCTCTTGTGCTGTAATAATAAAAAACACGACCGATTCTACTCAGAGTTTGATCTACAACAGCATCTCTTCCCCCTGAATCCTGTCTTAATCCTGCAAATTTGACAAACACATTATTGGCATTGTCTAATTCAACAACAAACATAGTTCCTGCATTGACACCTTCACCATAATATGAATCATAGTCTAATCCCTGACCCTGACTTTTGATCTTGTAGTCTTTGCTAAGAAAGGTTCTCGACGTTGTGGTACTGGCCAAAGGAAAACTATATATGGTCTGCCAGTAGGCATTTTGTATCTTTCCTCTGCTCTGTATTATATCTAAGAATTCAGGTTTGAAAAATGTATTGCTGTCTCGCAAAGGAGGTGCTCCATCTCCACCTGTACCTACACCTATGGTCAATACCCGCATAGTCTGCGTGCTGGTCATTGTGGGCTGAATATAGTCAATTCTTGCTCCAACAATGGCATCTGGCTGTGTCAAAGTACTGATCCAACTACTGCTGCTGTAGTTCAATGCAGTGTTGACACTGTGAGTACTGGTATTGCCAAATAGATATACTTGCCCTACACCCGGCGCTGTAATTGTGGCTGTGGCGGCATAAGAAGCAGTGCTGTTGCTCAAAGCCCAACTGTTAAATCTCAACGTGAACTTATTTTTGGATTGGCTTTCTAATGACCAACTATTGTGTCCTGATATACTAACAGAAAAATTAGTATCAACATCTTGCACCACACCATTGCGGATAGGCGTTATTTCATAGTCAACTAAGACATTTTGATTGGGCAACCATGTACTGGTACTGTAACTGGTTCTACTAAATGACAAGTTATATAACTCATTGGCACTGATGGCCAAGTCCAATCTGGTCACACTCTGAGTCTCTGTTACACTAAACCATATTGCTTCATTTATACTGCCTTTTTCTCTACTGTAGTAACTGAGACCAAAGGTCTTGGCCTGTCCTGGTAGTATAGTCCAGGGTGGTGCTGAATATCCTGCCCCTGTGTAACGTGTTCTTGCTTCTGCTATGATATCACTGAAATAGGGTGCTTCTACAGTTATAACCTGCGTACCTGTGTTGAATAGAGCCACTGTTTGTCTATCACCATCAGTGCCTACCACTGTGTTAAACTGGCTGGGGCTACTGACTTCTAGTAAAAAACTAGTGGCCGTGCTGGCCCATGGAACCACTGTGCTGGAATTGAAATATTTGGTTATCTGCACTGCGGGTCTAGGGGCCTTGATCACACCCCCACTGATCCTATAACCCAAGGCCACACCCATGGTAAGACCAACTATGTAATTGCTGGTTGAGGTGCTTGAATATGTAACTATGGCCATGTTATAACCCGCTGACATCTATGGGATTGTCAATCCAAGGAGGATTGTTGGGATCTGTTCCAGGTACAAAATATTCTGTCTGCTGGCTTTGATCATAACCACCTACATTACTCACTGCTGTGCTACAGGTAAAACTACTGGTAACATAGGCATAGGCAGGATCATTGTCCCAAATTATGCTACTGGTCGTGGCATAATTAGTAGCAGTTAACCTAAACACCAAACGTCTGCTGGTGCCAATGCCACTGTCTCTCTGCGCTGATATGGCTATGGTAGCACTGAGACCATTGGTCACCGTGCCTGTTGAATAGGTGGTGCTGATTACTCCTGTGCTGGTAAACCATTGATCTCTGGTATAGACAAAGGGTTTGGTCAACTGTATGGTTTTGATGAACTGTGCCCAGGCGTTGGTCACTGTGGCACCGCTGACTGTGTCTGCTATCTTTAGACCACTGCTGATACCCCCTGCACCAAAGGCGCTGATATGCAGGGTATTGGTCTGTGGTGGATTTTGTACCACTGCTGCTTGTAGTCCTATGGGGTCTGGACCTTTTCTACCTGTCCACACATCTATCCAACTGACCTGATAGTCCACAACCCCATCCCAGAGCCACCAACCATTTAGGCCAGTCAATCCCAAGGTGCTGCCTGTGTAACGATCCAAAGCACCAGGTACCACCACTGAGTAGGTTTGAATGTTGTTGTTCAATTGAAAGGTCAATCTGGTACTGGTCAAGGGCACTGTTTGACCCTGCTGTACACCAATGATCAATTTGGTTGAATAATCACCATAGTGCAGGCCCACAAACTGAAACACAGTTCCCGGTATGCGTGGATCATTGCTGCTGCCCAATAATGCTGTGTCACTACTGATGCCCTGACCTAGTCCGTAGAAAAAATCTTCAGTTCTAGAAACACCATAGGGATAGGTGGCCTTGTCCACTTGAAATACTGGACCACGACCCCCTCCTACTCCATTCACACTGAGGGGCACTGACACATAGGCATTGACATGCGCCATTTTGAACTGAAAACTCACTGCGGTGCCTGTGGTCTGTAGACCCATGCTGCTGACAAAGGGCGTGAAGGTAAACTCACCACCTAGATTGAAGAAACTATTGGCTAGGTAGGCTCTGGGCCACTCTACATCAATGGTCATACTGACCGTGCGCTCTGTGTTGGTGCCCCATCTAACTGTGCGTACATCAATGCCCTGATCATAGATCACTGTGCATCTACCATCCCCCACTAACTGACCAGGATGTAGGTTGTATCTGTTATTGACCACTGCATCTAATGACCTTATCATGCCAATCCAATTACTGGCCGATATTACGCTGGTTGTACTCACTGTGAGACTGTTGGTCCACGACGATAAATTGGTCACGGTGTTGATGACACTGGCTGATGTGATGTGTCTATAGACCAAATCTATGTCCGTTAACATACGGTTGAACTGGCGACTGGTCACTCTGGTGCTGCTGCTGACTGGCAGGGTGTAATAATTACCCAAACCATATCCTGAGACTCCTTGCCCATATATACTCTGTATTTGATTGACAAGGTAGGTGGTCACTGTGTTACTGATGGTGAACTGTCCCGAACCACTGACTGGTCTCCAAAAACCTAGGTTGTTTGTGGCTGTTGACCCTGTTGTTACTGCTACACTGGGCAAGGTAGGCGTGATGAAGGTTGTGGTGATGGGCATGACTTGCTATTTAGCCTGTTTTTTATCACGAACTTAGACAAGGGATTAAATACCATGATAATAAAACTAGAGGATGACAGATGACACAACGGCTAGGTATCATACAGAGCAGAGGATTGGGAGACATTGTGATTGGTCTGCCTATTGCAAAATACTATCACACACAGGGCTGGGAAATACATTGGCCCATTTGCAGAGAATTTATCACACATTTTTATACCACTTGTCCTTGGATTAATTGGCATCCAGTGGAAACAGATAGAGAAGGTACCTTTTTCCTTGAACAACCTAGAAAGATCTTTCAAACACTATCGATCACACAGGAACTACCCCTGTATCAAGCACTGACTGGCCAACCAGAATTCATGAACACCCCCTACTTTCAACACACTAAGTTTGATCAATACAAATACATTAGAGCAGGCGTGCCCTTTACAAATAAATGGCGCTTGGCTGAATGCATTACTAGAGATCATGCTAGAGAACAGGCTGTGCTAGATCGTATTAGACAGGAAATAGGTAATAGACCCTACATTTTAATACACATGCAGGGATCAGATCATAGAGCCAGTTTTGACGATGCCATACTGCCTAGAGGCGATGTGGTTGCTATAGAAATTAACGAAATGACAGACTCAATCTGGGACTGGTTAGGAGCCATAGAACAGGCACATGCTGTGGTATTGACAGACAGTGTATATAGCAACATTGTAGATCAAATGATGCTGCTGGACGACGAATCAAGATACTTTGTTCCACGCAGTCATATAGGACTTACTCCTGTACTAGGCTGTCACTGGAACTGGTTGGACAACGCTAGATTGCCAGATCGTGCTAGAACTATCAAGTGAAAAAACCCCGCTGTAGCCTATGACCATGCAGGTAAATACCCCGCTGTAAGGCCGTGAAGATCTTACCTGGTGCCATACTGTGTGTGATCCTAGGTCTGGTCTTGGGCTATTGGATTGAAGAACTGACCCACGAAGATGATCCAGGTTTCTACTCTTGTCTAGACTGCGGACCAACCTACGCACAGACCTATCGCTGGTGGAGAGACCAAAGAAAATAAGAATTATCGTGCGAAATTGTTTGGAAAACAGTGGGAGAACACGGGGAGTATTTGAGCTTAGCCTCTCTCCACCGTGCCCCCACAGCATTCTAGCACTATAGAACAACCTGTATTATCCTGCAGATTCCGTCACACTTTTTCACACTTTTCTGCACTTTTTCACACCATGTAGACCTTTTGCCACAGTTGACAAAACACTAAATATCCAGTAATATACACACTTAATTGCCCCCTTAGCTCATGCATGGTTAGAGCAGCGGACTCATAATCCGTTGGTGCGCGGTTCGACTCCGTGAGGGGGCACCAGATTGCCCGTATGGTGAAATAGGTAGACACAAGGGACTTAAAATCCCTCGCTCGAAAGGGCGTGCTGGTTCGACTCCGGCTACGGGCACCAATGACCCTAGACATTGTGTGTGGTTATTCTGCCACATTATAGAACATATACTGTTATAAATTCTCATGTTGTATAAGAGCCACGGCGGGAGTTCCTGTGGCGCAGATGCCACAGTGTTGTATAGAAGCCACACTTGTGGCGTTTTTGCCACAATTGACAAAATGGGCGTTTGGGCATATACTTAGAGAATGATGAACACAACGGAGCAGAGAATGTATATATACACAATGACTCAAGCAGAGGTAGCAGAATACGAATATGAGTACGAGCGTTGGATTGACCTGCAAGATCCCACTAGTATAACATCTATAAATGCGGAGTGCCAATGTGTGGCTTTTGAGCAACAGGGGGAGTTGCAAGAATACAACGATTGACAAGAGAGTGAGTTGGGCGTATACTTATTGAACTGAGACATTAACTAGGAGCGAACGATGAGCAAAGACACCCTTAACACTGTAGAGCTTGCTGTTTCTGTAATGCACGACGTCGCCCGCAAGGCCGCACAAGACGCCTTTGCTAAGTATGGGGACAGGGATTGTTGCGGGTTCGCTCGCATCACTGTCTACGAGAAAGGTAGCACTAAGTTGGGCAAGGCTCTGCTTAAGGCAGGGTTCCGCAAGGCCTATGGTGGTGGGCTTGAGATGAGTGCCAGTCGTTATACAAATTGCCAAAGCCTTAACATTGCAGAGGCGGCGGCTGAGGCTGCGGCCAAGTTCCTCACTGAGCATCTGGGCGTTAAGGCCTACGCTAACAGCAGAATGGACTGAGGGAGTCGAAGGTGTGGTGTAAAAGCCACACCGTTGACCTAAGTTGAGTTTGGGCTTATACTTATTGAACTGAGACATTAACTAGGAGCGAATAATATGTGGACACAACAAGATTCATATCGCAGCCGTAGATATACTTGCGAACTCATAAGCCTTGTAGAGGACGGCATGATCGACAAGGATACCTTAATTAGGGACTTGTTGGGCTATCTAAGCGAGAGTGAAGTAGCGGACTTTGCTCGTAAGAATGACATAATTACCTGGCTTGACCGCGAGGATGAGGAAGAGGATGACGGACAGCCCGATGAAGCACAAGAGTGGGCGGACTTTGATCCAGACTGCTAAGGAGTAGACAATGTTAACTGTGGTTGTTTACAAGAAGGACGCTAGGACTAAGACGGGCGAGCGCATGTCTTTCAAAGAAGACTATGACACTGAGGACTTGAAGGGCCTAGACAGCACCATGCGATATACTTTTCCCAGCAAGAAGGGTTATCGTTATGAGATACACAGGACTATGGTAAAGCGACGGAACTTGATGACGGGTGTAGAGTATGAGGAGAGATTTGACACAGACTTTGCCGCCAGTCCTAGTTCAGAAGCATATTGGAGCATGTAGACACACTGTGGCAGAGATGCCACAGCATTGACAGCGGTGTGGTTTGAGCATATACTTATTGAAGTGGACAACTAGGAGCGATAGATGAGAGATGTAATTATCGGAATACAAGAGGACATTGAGCGGGGCTTGATGACTTTCCAACAGATTGCTAACAAGCATAGAGTGCCGCTAGAGTGGGTTGACATTGCCTGCGGTGAACTCATGCAACAATATCAGGATCAAACTAACGACAATTGGTACGATGAGCAATACGAACTCAACGACTACTAGGAGAGTGCGATGGAACACTTGGACACGGAACTGGTCAAGTTGGTTGAGGCTGTGGTAGCCCAGATCAAGTGGGACTTGGAACTTGGGCAGACTGAGGACTTGGAGATCTTGTTAGCCCAATGTCCCAAAGAATACTTGAGAGATTACTTACCGGAGGGTGAATAATGAGCGAAGTTAGCCGTAGAGTAGATATTGTGGTCAGTCTTTGGATTGACCGGGATGTGGATGTTGAGGAAGTCTTACAGGAAATGGACTATGAGTTCACTCATCCTGCCATCAAAGACTCAGTAATCGTAGAAGTCAAAACTGAACTATAGTGTAGCAGTTCAGCCACAGGGTTGACAACCTAGTGGTTTGGGCATATACTTATTGAACTGAACAACTACTTAGGAGCAAGAGATGGGAACTAGAGCACTAACCTTTGTCTACAACGAGCACAACGAAGTCATCCTCAACCTCTATCGTCAATATGACGGATACATTGAGGGACACGGAGCAGAACTTGCTGAGTTCCTCGCAGGCAAGACACTGGTCAATGGCTTTGGTAAGGAGAGCACTTCCCTTGCCAACGGCATGGGTTGCCTTGCTGCCAGTCTTGTAGCACACTTCAAAGAGACGGTGGGAGGCTTTTACATTCACTCGGTCACTTCAACTGACTGTGGTCAGGACTATGAGTACCATGTCTACAAGGACAGGGTTAAGGTGCTGGGTCCAGGCAGCATATTCAATCCTGGAGTCAATGCCAATTTGTTTGAAGGCTCTTGGGCAGAGTTTGCCAAGTTCTGTAAGGTGGAGGTCTCAGCATGAAGCGCTACCTAGTCGCAGTGAGGGAGGATGCTCCCTCATACTGGAATGCCATGTTCAGCGATGGTTCCTTTGAGCAGTTAGATGCCACATATTACAGCGAGGCAGTGGAAGAAGCAGACCTACGCTTTGGTGTGGCAGCACTACAACAGATTGAAATGGAGGAAGATATCGGTTGACAACTAGACATTTCGAACATATAATCATAGAACAGTAGCAAACAAATTTACACACACACTTGAAAGGAAATACTATGTCTACTTTTACTCACGCAGGCACCAGCCGTTTAAATGGTTCTGTTAAGGTTCGTTTCGCCAATGACGCACTACGTGTCAAGGTCTTAGAGAAGAATGGTCACACTGAAGTTGATCTTATGCCTTTGCCCAACCCAATGACCAAAGAAGAGGCTGTGGCATTTCTGTTGAAGATCGAGTTCTACAAGAACGATGCAGGTGTCATTAACACCGAAAAGCAGGCTGCAATTGAGGACGCACAAGAGCGCCGCACTCCACAGGCTGGTAGCAAAGATCGTCCCAAGAAAGAGGCCAAGAAGCCCAAGCAACCTAAGAAGCCCACTATGGAAGGCATCGTTGCCAAAGTAGAGGCTAAGAAGGCTGCTCCAAAGACCACCTTGACCAAGGCTGAGATTGAAGCACAATTGAAGGACATGGAAGACGCTCCGTTCTAAGCGGAAGTGCCAGGTGTGGCAGAAATGCCACACCATTGACCTAGGGCGTAAATTAGCATATAATTATTGAACTGGACAACTACTTAGGAGCGAACAAATGCGTGGACCCAATATGTCATACTGTATGTGCGAGAACACTCTACTTGCTATGCACCAAATCCTCAATGCTATGCGGGAAGAGGGCCCTATGTTCTTACATGACCTTAGCCGCTCAGAGCGTGAGAGTTTTGAAGAACTGTTCCATGCTTGCGAAAGTTTCGTTAACATAGCAGACGAGCTTGTAGCAGGTGAAGAAGCAGGCATTGAGCCCGACTGCTACGAGCAAGAACGCACCAGCCTCTACCGATAGTTGCAATAACGCAACAGAGACCCTTAGGTTGACTAGGGTCTCGAAACTTGCTATAATGTGGGTATAGTGAATAACAAGGAGCGAAGATGAAATATGCGTGTTGGAGTGTAGTAGGTGGATGGGTCACTGCCAGCGTTGATGCTGAGGGCGAACCCGTAGAGTTCATTGGACCTGTGTTTAATAGCATAACGGACCTTTGGAAGTGGCAACGTGCTAACCTTTATACGGAGATGGCGTAATGATTAGAGTAATCACTAACAGTTTAGGCAGTGGGGATTGGGTCATTGTGCAAGAGGGCACGGAGACCCTACACGAAGGACACAGAGTTGGTGCCTTTGATCTTGTAGTGATCCTACAGAATTTGGGTATTCACGCAGAACTCGTAGAAGTAAAAGACAGTGAAATGGAAGATGGAGCATACTAATGGTTCTAGCAGAAGACATTGAGATTTTAAGCACCTTCACTGCCGCAGACTTGACGGAGGGCATTAGGATCACTGGCTATAAGGGTGACCGGTTTACCAGTGCCAAGTTCTTAGGTATTACTAACGGCGGTCAGTTCTGCTATAGTGTAAAATACTTTGACAAGGAAATGGGCATTGAGCAGACCACTAAGGTCTTTGTAGATGTTGACCCGGATACGGGTTCGACCAGAGTGGACTACTAATGCGAGTATTTGAGGAGACCACGGAGTGGACAGATGCCACTCCAAATCATGTCTATGTATTTGACGATGACCTGCGTCACATCATAGCCTATGTGCCACAAGGTGAGCGACAAGTTCGCAAGTTCAAGGCACCTATTGTATTAGATCGTAGAGGACGGCAGTTTAGGGAACTTGAAGAAGAGCCCGGGCAGAAGACCAATGAGTGGAGAGTGCCGGGAAGTCGTGGCGACTTTCATACAGTAAGACTCAGCGAAGGCAACTATTCCTGCTCCTGCCCGGGCTATACTTACAGAGGCTCCTGTAGGCATGTGGCAGAACAGCAACAGGTTGACAAAGATCTAAATTAGTGTATAATTATTGAACTGAAACATTACTTAGGAGCGACTGAAATGTTAACTACCAAAGAAGTCCGTAAGATCATCCGCAAGCATACAACTGGCGCAGACATTTGGACAGACAAGCCTGTGCCCCATAGGTCCTATACAGGCTCTCTGCGTCGTGTCAAATGCTACTTCGACGGCAACGGAGTCCTGCTTCGTGCCCTACAAAAGGCAGCAGGTCGAGACAATGTCACATTGACACGGGGCAATCCCTATAACATGTTTGACAGAGGTCCAGGCATTGTTGTAAAATGTCTACTAGGTTGACTGAAGCACCGAAAGGTGCTATTATACACACACTAAGCAAAGGAGAAACAAATGAGCAACTACAAAATACTACGCCAAGTTAAAGACAACCAATCTGTCTATGCTATTCGCAACAAGGAAACCGGAACGAACGATCATATCGTTCACGTGGGTAATGGTGTGTTCATCAACCGTATTCATACTGAAGTCTATCCCATGTGTGAGGTAGCAGATGGCTTTCACAGTCAAGAAGATGCTGAAAGAGCAGTCACTATGTTGATTGAGATTGACAATATGCGAGGCATTGATGCTTGGCGTGCCACTCCACAGAAGCCCTTGCTACGTGTGGCATAACAGCAACAGGTTGACAAACTTCTAAATTAGTGTATAATTATTGAACTGGACAACTACTTAGGAGCGAAAGATGGGCATGTTCACTACAGAGAATCAAGACACCATGAAGATTGTGCTAAAGGCGTTCACCGATGCCAGTCTTAAGAACTATGACAGTCATTCTTATGCTGCTGGTTACCTTGAGAGCACTGTGATTGAGATGTTGAGATATACGCCCAAGCGGTATCAGAAGGGCTTGATCAACGACTTCATCCGTGCTACACAGCGGCAGGAAGAGCAGGTGATCAAGAAAATGAACAAGGAAACTGTCTAACCAATAGCGGGGTATTCACTATACCCCACCTATCTAATTTAGAATGGAGTTTTTATTATGCCTAATTGGTGCGCTAACAAGTTGACAGTATCACACAAAGATCCACGTAAGATCAAGTTGGCTGTTTTGGCTTTCAATGATGGTAAATTGTGTGAGACCTTTGTGCCCTTGCCCAACGATGAGTGGAACTATGACTTCTGTGTGTCAAACTGGGGCACCAAGTGGGATGTCACAGGTGATGTCGTAGAGGAACTAGCACATCAAGCGACCTTCTACTTTGACTCAGCCTGGGCTCCACCCATCGAAGTCTATCGTGCCATGTGTGCTGCTGGTTATGAAGTTGATGCCTACTACGATGAGCCCGGTATGGCTTTCTGTGGTAGAGTGACGGGTGATGAGACGGATTTTGATGATGACTATAGAGAATATGCCAACGCTGATGTGGATGAGATTAAGGACATTGTAGGTGAAGACATTGATGAAGAGTTTGGCATCACCGAGCGCATGGCAGAGTGGGAATCATATAGGGATGACACTGAGGAAGAACTTGTGAATGAACTTGAGGAGATAGTTGAAGATCACCGCAAGAACATGGACATTGACATGGAGGACGAGCGCAACGACAAACTGCCGCCCCATACTGACTAAACGATGCTAGGGCGCTTCGCTCACGCCCTAGTGTCTGCCACAGACCAAACTGTATTGCCAAATTCGCTCCTTGTCAACCAGTTTCGAGTCTGTGGCTCCTCAACAACAAGGTTATGGCCACACTGGTCAAGACTGTGGCTTTTTAGCCACACGCTTGCTTTTTGTGCGCAGTATGCTATAATGCTTTTACTGTAACAACAAAGAGAGAGCGTAAATGACTAAAGTTTATAACTTGTTTTTTTATAACGACAGCAACGAGAGAGAGCACTATGGCACTTTTGCCACACGACGTGCTGCTGAACGTGTTATTAAAGAGATGCAAGCAGAATACGGCTGTGACATTTACGCAACAGAAGCATTTGACATTGTAGCAAGCACTGTGGCATAAAAACAACACATTTGCTTTTAACTAGCAGTGTGCTATAATGTATTTTTAACACAAAGGAGCAGCAAATGCAAAAACTAATTAACACTAAACTTGTGCGTAAACTTGTGCGCAGCATTGCAGGCGACAGCATTTATGCGCACAGTTACACAGACATTAATGTAACTAATAGCGACTTGCGCAATGTTACATTTTTTGTGTACGAACACAAAGCAAAAGAGATTGCTACAGAATTGCAAGCATTACTTGCACTTACAGGCTATACTAACAAAGTGAAAGTTACTACTAGCAAATATAACGAAATGGGACGCTGTGGTGGCAACACTTACTTGCGCATTAATAACTGCGTGTTGGGCTAGGTTATAGTTTGTATAGCACAGGCAACTGTGCTATACTTTTTACATTAGGAGCGAAGATGAAAAAATTAGTATTAAGCAGTTTTGAAAAGCATAACGATATGACTACTGTAAGGTTTGACTGCGACTTTACTGTAGTGTGTGCTGGCGACGGGCTTTGGGGCTGTGAGGCTGGGCGCAGAGTGCGTGTAACCAGTATAGATGTTAACACGACCGCATTTGACAACGAAGTGAATGTGCAAGTGCATGTTGGACACGACAGTGAATGGGACATTTACACAGACACAGCGTTTGAGCGTGCTATTAGCGAAGCACTAGGCTTTAAGGTCTGCTTTACAGAGCAGGGTATGCAAGAGGACGAACTTGCTAGCATGGAGGCTTAAGTTATGAGAATTATACACGACTATGGACTTGTACGTGTTGTAAGCATAGGGGATCCTTTTGCTAACACCTACGACATCCGTGTTGAAAATTATGACAGTGACGCAGACATTTGGCGCTTGTGGAGGGGCTTTAATAGTTTAAGCGATGACTATGCTTATACTAATGCATTTGAGGCTGCTGGTCGTGCTATAAAAGAAGTTGCTAGAGAGATTGCTACAGGTGAACGATAAATTATTAAACGTTTTAAAATGGACAGCGACGGCACTGTTAGTGCCCGCTGGCTACATGACACAGGCGAACATTGCGCATGGCCCTACACTGTTATACATAGCAGGACTGATTTGGTTAGCGGCTGCGGTGATGATGAAGGACAGGGCATTGATTGCTACAAATGTTGTAATGGCCATTGCGGGCACAGCGGGTTTGCTACAGAAGCATGGTGTTGTAGTCTTGCCACAGTTGACAATATAGTCATTTGGGCATATAATATGCTTATGGTGAACACAACGGAGCGTAAGATGAAGAGAGCACTAATTGTAGCAGGGTTCTTGTTCGCAAGCATCTCATCTGCACAGGCTGTTCAATGTGTTGTTCAGGGTTATTACAAATCTAACGGAACTTGGGTTAATTCTTATGTTAGAGAGCAGACCAGTTGTAAGACTACTCAATACGCAGGTGGCGACTCCTGGAAGAAGATGGCAATAAGAGCAGGTGCGGTTTTCCTTGTTGTCCAAGTATTAGGAAATATGAACAAGAACCATAATGCTAAATTAGGATATGGCCTTGATGAAGGCGATATAGAAAACATAGAAATGAATGAAGGAGAGTTTCAGTGTCCTGTTGGACAGTCATTAGTTGAAACTTGGACCCGGGAAAAGGGCACGGTCTCAAGTTGCCAATAAGCCACAGACCCCGGCACTCCCAGTTGCCAAAATGCCACAGGGTTGACAGCCACTCCAAATGATCCTATAATAGAAACATAGCGAAACAGACAAGGAGCAGCAAATGGCAAAATTAGTTATCCTCACCCAAGTGTATGAGAACTATGGCTCCGCCGAGAAGCCCCACTGGAAAGCCAAAGGAGGCGACAACTATGTGGTATCAAACTTTACCCAATTCAACGAAGTCCAGGCAGTCATCGATAGCATCCGGGACCGCCTTGAAGTCAATGACGATTTCTATAACGAATACATCATCGACTGGTACGTGGCTGAGGACGACTACCTCACCAGGGACGAGCGTAATCAGCTCGAATTCGACGGTAGGATCACCTACCCGGCAAAAGAGTTGGTGGTTGTAGCCTAATGCTACGGCTCATCGGCTTCATAGCCGTTATCTGGATTTTGATCCACTATGGCATCATACAGTCAATGGCATGGTGGGCAGCGGTTGGTCTATTGTGGATTGCCGCTGTGTTGTAGAACCGCAACAGGATTGACAGAGTGCCAGATCTACCATATAATAAGAACATGATGAAACAAAAGGAGCAGCAAATGAGCAAGTTGGATAGAGTGTTAGATGAACTGTTTTGGTTAGCCATCTATAGCATCCCCGCAGTGTTCGTCTTAACCTGTGTGTCTGGTATTGTATACGGCATGTTGTTTAGGTAAGGAGAGCAAGATGCAAGTAATGAAAGGTCCAATGATTCAAGGCCCCTTGTTCGAAGTCACTGTAACAGAGTATGAGCGTGGTTGGGGACAACGACTCTGTCCAGATGAAACAAGAATCTTCACCAACCGTCAAGATGCTGAGGCCTATGCTCAGACACGGAACTCAGGTACGGCCGGGATCTATTGGCGAGCAGAGATCAGGCAGTTTGGTTGACACGCATTGAGATTTGTGCTACTATACACTTACACTGAACAACAAGGAGCAGCAAATGGGCTACAAGGTCATAGCAGACAAGTTTCAAATGGACGAGATGCGTGTCAAATACGGTCCACGCAAAGGACTTGAGGGCCCATTCAACTTCTCAGGTCGTGTGCTCTACTACGACAACAAGGTGGGTCGATACTACGACCCACGAACGGATTGGTATGTGGATCAAGACGAAATGAACATGCTCCACAACAGGCTGATGGCTAACCTAAGGAGTGCCTAACATGACTGACACTATTGACAACCTCTACGAAGAACTAGTTTACCTTTGCGAAGTGCGGGGTGAACTGGATCCTGAATCCAACGCCCAAATCGAAGAGCGCATCGCTGC